TATAATACGTTATACACTCGTAAATTAAGTTGGCATGTTTTGACCCCAACATCATAATAAAAAAAAGAAACGAAAGGAACTTGGCTATGAGTTTTTTGAATGATTTAAAAAACATATTCACAAACGGTGAGCCCATATTTACACCCATTGAAATGTGGAATAAACCAAGAGGAACTCTTGGAGAATTCAGAACAGACTATGTACTGAATAATGAAGCATTAAAAGAGCTTAGCTATATACGAACTATTAGTAATGTATATGTAGAAAATAACGGAAACTATACAGAAATAGATGTAATTGCTCTGACTGATAAGGGTATCTACGTCATGGAATCCAAAAACTACAAAGGCTGGATATACGGACGCTCAGATGACACCAACTGGACGCAATGCTTCAAAAATGGAGAAAAGTACAAATTTTACAATCCTGTAAAGCAAAATGAAGGTCACATTAATAAACTATCCCAATATCTCGGAATTGAAAGAAACAAAATGTTTTCCTTTATCATATTTTCCGATTTATGCACATTAAAATCAGTACCACCCTCAACTTCAAATATGTGTATCATCAACCGCTACAGCTTACTATGGGTAATGAAAAGAGAGTTAAGCCTTAAACCAACTATATTTACCCATCAAGAAATAGATAGGTTATATTCTAAGCTCATACCACTTACACAAAAGACAGAGACAGAAAAACAGCAACACATAGATAGAATAAAAGGATACACAAATGGAGATATTTGTCCTTACTGCATGAAGCCTCTGAGATTAATTGATGGTCCTTACGGCAGATTCTACGGGTGTACAGGGTATCCAGATTGTAGATTTAAAAGAAAGGCTTAATCAGGAAATATATTGAATGACTGGTTGCCTTAATATGCCCTGACATGTAAAATATTTATTGAAATTATGCTTTAGTGTGATTATTATAAAAAACCAAAGGTAAGCTAAACGATAAGAAAAACGTGAAAATAATCCACCCTAATAATATCGAATTACTCTCATCTGTCCTTCTCCCAGATAATATGTATTATTCTATCTGAGTTTATAATCTCATTTATATATTTCTTTATAAAAGAAGGCTTTATATCGCTGTCCGGAATATCCTCCATAGGAATCCAAATGAGTTCCTCTCCCACATCTGTTTGCTTTTTACAGACTGCTGCATTATCCTCGTGAATTTTCATAAGATAATAAAACTCAATCGTGTGACAGTCAAAGCCGTCTTCCACTCCTCCAGCACCCTTAAAGAAATTCTCACATACAACTGCCAGACGCTCTGCTTGTACCTTTAGCCCTGCTTCTTCTAAAATCTCACGTTCAACACATTTTTCTGTTGTTTCTCCTAGCTGCACTGCCCCTCCAATCATATAATAATAATTTCCGATACTGCTTTTTACGAAAAGCATTTTATTATCTTTTATAATAATTCCACCGGTACGAAATCTAAATCTATGATTTTCTTTTGCAAATCCACAATCGTACATCTTTTTTCACCTCGCTGTTTGCTTTATGTTATCACTAAGCAGAATTATACCATAGCCGCCATTATTTTAATATATTCTTTTTTATTGTGCCAAATAAAAATGAGGTTCACAAACACTTGTAAGAAGTGATTGTGAACCTCTATGTTATTTCCAATATGTCTTCGGTTTGTATTTTGTCCGTGTGTCTTACATGTGTCTTATGTGTGTCTTACGCACTCATTTTGACACAATTCCATAAACACTCAAACCCTTATTTTAAAGGAAAACTAGAATCTGTTGTTATCAGCAGCTTCCTGAATTGAAACAGTAATGCACGTATTTATCGCATCCGCTGGCGTTTTTGTTGCCTGTATGTTTCCTATTCATCAATTTTTATGCCTATTCAGCACTTCTCACGGCTTATTTAGCATTCCTCTCCGGCATACACAAAACCTGTCTCTTCCCAAAACTTCATCGGGGAAATGTAGTAATCGTACTGGCTGCTCCCTTCCTTCTTGAAAGCAACTCCGAATTTCAGAAATCCAAGGATAATGCCCTGGCGTATAAACTGCTGATCCTTTTTCATTACTCTTGCCGCTACTGCCACCGGTACATTTTCGCCAGTGAACTCCGGCACTTCTAAATATACTTTACTCTTATCCATTTGTCAACTAACTCCTTTCTCTCTGTGCTGCAGTCAGAGCATTCACAATATCCTCTGCCTTCTTTGGCCCGATGCCCTTCACGCCCAGGATAACTTCTCTCACTTCATTCTCGGTCAAACCTTCCGCATCTTTCATACCGTCCGCATGGCCTGCCTTGTATAAATTCTTGCAGAATGCATCCATCTGCTGATGATCCATTCTCTTAACATCCTTGTATGTTTTTCTGTTCAATGTGTACTGTTTCATCCTTCGCCCTCCTATACAAACGGTAGCTCGCTGTCGTCTCCTGCAGGCATAAATCCATCATTCCCCGACTGTGGTGCCGGTGCAGGCTGGTTGCTATATGTACCGCCGCTCTCGGCGTTTTTGCTCTCGGCAAATTCCTGGTCCTCTGCCACAACGTCTGTCGTATATATACGCTGACCTTCTTTATTCGTGTAGCTTCCGGTCTGTATTCTGCCGGTCAGCACAATCTTTGTTCCTTTATGCAGGTATCTCTCAGCAAACTCTCCCGCCTTGCCGAACGCAACGCACTGGATGAAATCTGCTGAGTTTTCCTGGTTTTTCCCTCTTCTGTCAACCGCCAGGGTGTATCTCGCTACTGCCATAGCCTGCTCTCCCTGTGTATATCTGACTTCCGGATCGCGTGCGAGACGCCCCATCAAAATTACTTTATTCATTGTCCTACTCCTTTCTCAATTTCCTGTATTTTTAACACGTAGTATAACTTTCCTGGCTCAGCTCCCCATTCCGGCTTGCCTTTTCCAAAATGCAATGTGCATTTACAGATGATTTCCGGAGATTCTTTGGAATAACCATTTCTAAATGCTATCGGCACCGGCCATGGCTTCCGGATTTCTTCCGGTGCCGCATCTCCATATATCATCTGCCCTCCAACCAGGATAAAGCCGAAAGCGTTCATAAATCTGCTGTCGTAGTACGGCTTGATTTCTCTGTACTCTTCTTTCTTTTCTCCGGAAGCGATCATATCAAACCACTTCTTCTTGATCGGCAATATCAGCATACCTTTTCACCTCTCCTCTTGGATGTCGGCTTCAATCTCCGAAAACTTCGTATAAATCCTATTCTCTGCATAGTAGATATTGTAGTCTTTCTGTCTGATATAGTGCCACAGTCCCTTGTTGTGCCCTGCTTTCAAAAAATCGTCGTTGTAATATTCTGTCTCGTATCTATCGTTTACCATTTGTCGGAAGCTGAGTTCATCTATCTGATCTGAGCAACGAACAAAATCCGAAATTCTGTTAATCTCTTCTCTTGAAAGTTTCTCTGTTGCTACAAACACGACCCTAACTATTTCCACTCCGCGTCTCACTACATTCTCCAAATCTTCAACGGATTGCAGATGATACACAACTCTTTTGCAGAAATGGTACGGGAACTCCGACTCTGTATAGCTCGTGTGCATTTCCATTGGAATACCGGCTTTAATGCAGATACCCATAACCATACCGAGATACATCGGTACAAGCGGATTTTCACTGTACCGATAGAGCGGATCTCCGCCGCCGGAGATAGACACAATATTCGCTCCGGTCATTTTAATTGCATCTTCTAGTTTATCCAGGCCGCCTATCGTGGATTTAGGAACTTTGATTCCATTCTCTCGGACTATGCAATACGGGCACCTTCCATGGCACCCAAAGTTTGTTATTATGCTTAAATATTTATCCGTATACGCTCTCCTTATTTTCCTGTTGTTCTGTCTCTTGCTGCAGACCGGAACATCATCAACAGCATTTCTGATACTGGCCTGCTTCTATCTTTCCTCTTTGCCTTCTTGATTGCTTTGAGGTCGTACCACTCGCCCCGGTAGTTCATTCCATCCGGAACATACACGCCTATCTGGTATGGAATTTCTTTCTTGATCTGCTCGTACACTTCCTCCGGCATCACATAGTAATTGTAGTCTCCCAGGAAGTTGTGACCGTTCTTCGAGTGAAAATCCTCTACTGAGGATTTAACCTCATAGCAATAGAAGTCTCCCTTCTCTATGCCGGACACTGTATTGTTTACCGGCTTGAATTTCATAAAATCCACCCGCACTGCATTCATGGTGGCGTAGTCGAAAGTCACTTCCCTGGCCCAGTAAATTCTCGGATCATTGTCCGGGCAGATGTGCCGCTGGATTGAGAGCGACAACATCGCCGTGATTTCCGGTCTGCTATTCATCTTCCTGCACCTCCTCTGTTGGTATTCCTGCGTAATTCAACGCCTGCTCATATGTCATGCCGTGATTTTTTATCTGCAGGCAGCCCTCGCACATTCTCCTGTGCTTATCGTTATCAGATGTTCTCAACCGCTGCAATCTATTCGGCACAGGCTCTAAGTGGCACCCGAAGCCACACACGCAACAGCCGGTTCTCTGTTCTCCTGTAAAGTACCAGTTGCCTTTCTTGTCCTGGTATGGCGTTCCATACACGCTGCAGATCGGAATGCGCTGCTCCACCGCATACTGGATAACCTCATTCTTCGGCCAAAATCCCATAGGTTGGCTCTTTATTGTGTGACCGTCGTACACATTGCATCCCGTGTGGTTGTACTGGTTCTCTCTTCTGAAACTCTCGTCCTGCGTTATACCGATAAATGGTTGTCTGCCTGTCTCCTTGACATACCTCTTGAACGGTTCTTTTTTTAGTGCCTCGCAGCAATACTCCGAAATATCTGCAGGCATCTGTTCCGTGTCCGTCAAATACTGCCACTTCTTCGCCAACATTCCGAATTTTCCTCGCTGATCTCCGTTGAGCAGGTAGTTTCTGTATTTCTTGCTGAGTTTTCCGTGTCTAAGCTTTCTAATCTTTCCCGCTGTATCTTTGCTGGTAATCGGAAATCCTTTGTTTTCACACACCCACTTAAAACTATGTTTCGGCCGGATTACCACCAACTCAATATCAAGTTCCGGAAACTGCTCTTTGAGCCATTCTGTATATGTCTTAACAAACTCTCTGATTTCCGGAAATTCCGTCCCGGTGTCTGCAAACACCAGGGGGATTTTGCCGGTCAATTTATACTTTCTATACGCCTGGCACACAATGTACGCCAAGACTGTGCTATCCAACCCACCGCTGAACGATATGTAAACCTGTCCGTACCAATAATTCCACCACTGATATACTCTTTTCATAGAGAACGAAGGCTTCATCTCATACGGCTGGTACTTCATGCTTTTGAAACTGTCCTTTGGAAATTTCAAATCTTCTTCCAGTAGGTACACCTTGTGTCTCCTTTCTATCTGCTGAGCATTTTCTCGATCAGCTGGTCGTATAACAGCTTATAGTCCGGGCCACTCTTTGCCTCCCTCAGCTCGGCTTTGGTTCTGTCGAGTTCCGCCTGCAGATTATTCAAATGTTCTAATGTGTCCGTATCTAACTGCCCTGGCCCGCACTTCATTCCTAGCGAAACCGCCAGGGCAATATCCAAATCCTGCACTTCGCTTTCTGTTAGCTCTCCAATCCACTCTCCAATTCTTTCCTCTGAAACCGTGGAAATCTGCTCACACAAGAGTGTTGATGGTCTAAGCGCTGACTCAATATATACATGAGTCGGAAGGTCGGTCTTTGGTTTGGTCGTCATATATACCACTTCGACCGTGTTGCTGTTCGCATTGTTCTTATCGTTTGATACTATAACCGCTGGGCGCCCCCCCCGCTGCTCACTTCCCTCTTCTCTGTAATTGCTTCTGACGTAGTAAATCTGTCCTCTCTTCATGCTACTTTGCACCTTCTTTCTTTACATATAAATCGCTGGTTCCTTCGACCACACCCTTCTCTTCGTCGTTAGGAAACTGGAAGCCGTACTGTTCCAGTATTCCGTAGAACGCCTTCACCTTCTCACCTCTGACTGTGTTGTATGTGTAGTTCCACTCAACCAAATCTGCATCAGCTACCATTGCCGATACCAGGCAGAGAAGTTTCTGCAACACGCTGAGTCCCTGCATTTTCTTACGTGCCGCTTCTTTTTCTTCCTCCGGCGCATTGTAAACCTCGCACCCAACAAAAAACTCTATCAGCTTGTTATGACCTGTGAATGTCTCCCAATCCATCATCTGCTCGAAAAGGTCCGCTTCAACCTGCTTTTCGTCTGTGACTTTTTTTATTCTTCCGGATAAAATGCCTTCAATGAACACCTTCCTCGTATTGGCCGCTTCTTTCAGAATTGCCTTGATCTGCTTCTTATTTCGCATATTCTGCTTTTTGGCTTCCTCTTCCGGAGTAAGCACTTTCTTGGCCTTCTTTGCTTTGCGAATCACATATAAAGTTCCGTATCGTTCCAGGTAAAACATCGGCTCGCCGTTGTCCTTAAACTTCATCGTCTTAGGTGGCTCTTTATCTAGGCTGTAACTTTCCATGCGTTCCCACTTGTCTGTATAAAATTCACTGTCAGCTTCCGCCGGTGCTTTCTTTAACCCTAACTTCTTCATCATCGCCACATAGAGCTTCATATTCTCCTGGCGTTTCTGCTCCTTCTGAGCATTGATTGCACGTCTCGCAAGGTCTCGGGAGTCTGTGGACTCCTTCAAAATCTTATTTCTCGCCTTGATGTCTTTGATCTTTTCCAGCTCGTACATATCCGTAAGTGTCAGCTGGTAGCCATCCTGTCGCTCCTTCTCCATCAATGTCTTGGAGTCCAGCTTCGCAATGTTCAAGCGGTGTCTAATGGTTTTCTTGCTGAAACCGGTCTTTTCTGCAATTGTGTCCTCTGTCTCTCCCAGGTCAAGCATCATCTGAAATCCCTGTGCCTGCTCCCAAATTGTCAAATCGCCACGCTGCATATTTTCTTCCAGCATTGTCGATACCTGCTCTTTATGAGTCATTCCCTCCACAATTCTACAAGGCGCTTCTGTAATTCCCGCCAGTTTTGCCGCCGCACTTCTTCTGTGGCCGATGATTGCAATGTACTCCCCCGGCTCTCCTTCTTTCGGAATGACTGTCAAGTTCTGCAGGATTCCATTCTTCTTGATGGATTCTGCCAGCTCGGTCAAATCTCCCAGGTCTTTTCTCGGGTTATCCGGATGCGGGTGTATATGTTCCAATCCAATATTCACAATTTCTTTAGCTTCCATGTCTCATCCTCCTAAATGCGTATTCTTCAATCCCTAAATTTCGTATTTGCGAGTCTCCTTGGTAAAAAAATTTACCCTGCTTCTTTTTGAAGCAATTTCAGCAGCGGATGCCACGGTCTTGTGCCACGGATGCGTCCGATGATTTTCTTCAAGTCGCACTCAGACTTCTCGATCTTGACATACCCCTTGTACTTGCCTGCGTTTCGCTCATTTACCGGTCTGTCGTGAAATCCGTCCGTAATCATAAACCTGTCCGGGCGTTCTTCGTTCTCATTGAATGCCACATATTGTTTATTTCCATGAGCGTAATACCCAACAATCACCATATTGCCTACCTCCCTTCGTATCTGTCGTGGATTGCTATCGGGTAGCTGATCCCTGTAATCTCCTTAAATCTGCTGTCTGATGTATAGAGAAAATTGCCGCCCATCATGTACCAACGCTTTCTGCAGTATGCAGGCTTGCAGTCAATGTACTCTTTACCCATAACTTCTCGTCTCTCTATGTACACGCACTGTCTAATGTCCTCCGGCTCAAAAGGTCCTTTCTGTGCTGCCAGGACGTATAACTCTCTTTGGTATGAAGATATTCCGTCATTGGTACAATCGCCTAACGGGTTTCTATACACTTCTGCCGTCAAGCAACTTTCAACCTCGTAGTTGGAGCGCATCCAATCCAGGACTTCGTCCTTGTGTTTACATCCACTCCATATCTCGCCCATAAATACCAGCTCATTATCAAATTTCTGCACCACATATACATCATCGCCTGCCGGCTTTACCGCCTGCAGCTGAATGTATTCCTTATTCTCCTGGTCGAATGCCACTTTCTTCTCGCAGTCATCGGCCTTCATAAAACCTCTGACCTTGTGAGTGCCAATGAACTGATCCAGCTTCTTCTCTGCATATCCTTCCGGAATATCCTCTTCATTTACTGCCACGTCTCCGTGTTCCTGGACTCCGTATTTATTGGAAATCTCGCACCAGGTACCTTCCAGGTTCAGCACAAATCCTTCTTTCTCAATTCTCATTTTCCTGCGCCTCCTTTTCTGCTTTGATTGCCGCTATCTTCACATAGTCCGGAATGTGAAAACCATTGATGATGTTCACTGCCTGCAGTTCCGTTAAATCACACCTGGTCTGCAGTTCTTTCCGCAATTCTCTTCTTTTGCCAATGTCCTGCAATCCGTTTGCTGGCAGAAGCATTGCTCTCTTTCTGTACTCATTCGCTATCTCTCTTGTCAGAGTTTCCACTAACTCACCCTCTCCACGTAGTCTACGCAGTTCTGCGGAATCTTCTCGTCCTTGCAGAACCCCTTCCAACATTCTTGCAGGTCCTTCAAGTTCTGAGCGTCAAACTGTGTCTCGTCTCCGTCATTAAAACCGATATTATAGACGCCGCCACCCGATGTAACAACTCCTACTGCCGCTTTGTCTAATGTCATTTCTGTCCTGCTCCTTTCTTTAATGCGCAGAGCGTGCACGCCGCTCCATCTAACTTACTTTTTTCAATTACTCCTGCATCCTCGGGTCTCTTCCAACATGGATCGCCGCATACCGGACAGTTGACTTTCTCCCATCCAGGTTTTCCTTCCGGACAGTTTTCTAATCGTGGCATACACAACCACCCGCCTCTATCGCTTGGTTTTCTCGGTTCTATCTTCATGCCTTTTCCTCCATTTCCTCTAATTCACGGATCACGCTTCTTACCGCCGATTTTCCGTTTGCGTTGAGATGCCTCTGCCATGCTCCGACGGAAGGCGCCCATCTGAAGCCGTTGTGTTTTAACACATCTCTTACTTCCGGTTCAGGCTTGCCCTCAAAGAATAACTGAACTCTCATTGCATCCGTATCTTCCTTGACCTTGAAAAACTTATTCTCGCTTTCCTGGGTTCCTTTGGACTTCGTTGCCTGCAGGCTCTTAATTCTCCCTTCCAGTCTGCGGATGTTGGCGTTATTGTTCGTCAGCGCATAGTTCGGAAAGCCAAGTCTGCCGCAAAAATCCGGAGTTCTGAGGTCCGTGATCTGCTCGTCTGTGTACCCCATATTTCTAAGAAGTTCGTTACCTTTCTCGGTGTCCTTTAATCTGATTGCCTTATTGGCTTCCTTCATCTGCTCCTGGGTTTCTCTTAACTCGTCCACTTTCTCCTGCAGCTTTTCGATTGCATTCTCGTCGCTCGACTTGATAACATCCTTGCCGTAGAAGATACTCTCGATCTTATGCAAGATTCCTTCCACCTGCTTGTAGTCCTCGTGGTTCTTATCCCAGGCTGCAACCTGCTTCTCTTTCTTCTTTACCGGGAAGTTGCCTGCTCCGGAAATCATCACGGACGGACACATCATGCCGATCTGAATATCCTTGTTGATATTCTGAGCCAATCGTCTCGAATACCTCTCGCAGAGTTTCGCAACCCTCTCTTCCTCAGAAGGTCTTGCCTGGATCACCTTCTCGCCCAGTTCATACGCTTTGTCAACCTTCGCCTTGTACCCTGCCGTCTTGCTTCCTTCCTCGTAGTCGCTGAACGACATCATACTGTGAGCCGTCTTGGCCGCACTCTCGTTGATGCTGAAATATACTCTTTCCATTACGCCACCTCCAAATATTCGCCGATTTTCTCAACATTCAGTTTCACTACCGGGTACACGCAGTAGCCACTTCTTACTGTTCTGCCGATATTCTCGCCCAAGCCATTGCTCTCAACAAATTCAACCGCCCAAGGGCAATTATTTGTATCAAGCACCGTTTCATCTTCTGCCAGCATACTTCCGGTAATACATACCGTGATACGTGCGATAGGCCCGTCCTCTCTGTTCCAAATCTCGATTGCTCTGCTGTTGTCTGCCTGGTATCTTCCAACCTGCAGGAAGCAGTTCTTGTAAACCGCCCACTCTGTCTTAGCCTCTAAAAATGCCATATTACTTCGTCTCCTTTCCTGTGATGATAGCGAATGCCTCTTTGAGGATCGCCAGTTTTCTCTCCGCCTCAGTTGCTCTGTTGGCCAATGCTCTGTTTTCTTCTGCAGCCGCGTGTCTTTCTAATCCCATCTGAGCATTCATGTGATTAAGCTCTCCTTCGCATTCTGCAACCTTTTCTTCAAGTTCTCTAATTGTGTCGCGGTGCTGGGAATCCATTTTGATATAGACATTCTTCTCGCTTGCAAGTTCTGCCTCAAGTTCCTCGATTCTTCTCGCACGGAGTCTCATCAATCTCTGAACACCGCCCTGCTTTTTCCATGTCTTGCAGAACTCATCTTTGCCGATGTCGCATCCCATGTACTCTGCTTCAATTCCTCTGTATTCTGCCTCAGTCGGCTCGAACCCTGTTTTCTCAATAAACTCTGATTTCATCATATCCGTTGCCCTCCTACGCCATCTCTAAAATTCTCTCTACGTCTGATCTTCTCTGACGCATCATCAACATTGCTGTCACTTTGTCAATCTGACCGGAAGTGAGGCTTACGATGAAATCAGCCACCTGGTTGTGCATCTTGTACACTTCCTGGTACAGTCTGTCTGCCTCAGCCTCGTAGCTGTCTGACTTATCCATATCCAGGTGTTCTTCTTCCATCCAATACTCTGACTGGTTCTCGGCCTCTTCCATTTCAGCCTCTAAAATTCTTAACTTCTTCAATACTTCCTTCATACAAATACGCTCCTTTCAAATTTGCGAACTATGTTTCACGTGAAACACTCATTTGCGAGTTATGCAGGTAAAAAAATTAACTAGAACATTTTTTTCATTTCCTCAGCCTTCTCTTCGAGGCCGTTGCTTTCAAGAATCCAAAGGTCAAATCTAACTGCCTCGTCGGTGAGTTCACAACCGCAGTCACTCAGACTGTAAAGCTCGTCGATGATTTCGCCCACCATCCAGTTATTTCCTGCAGCTACCATAGCTGTTGCAATGCTCTGAACTTTTGCCTGGCAAAATCTCCATTCATCTGAATACAGGTCGCATTTCTCTCTTTCTTCCAGTGCCTCTCTATAATCTTCTCTGTTATACATAACCACTACCTCCGTATGTTTTATTTGTTGTTTGATTATGTATATATTATACTTCGCAACTGCGTATTTGTCAATAGGTTTACTTCTAATTTGCGTATTATGTTAAAGTTTTTTTACAACAATCTCGTAACCGAGAGCTGTTACCATCTTTGAGAAGCTATCGTATCTCATGCTCTTAGCGTTTCGGTTGAGAGACTGGCTGATGTTCTGTCTCGTAATCCCCATTCTGTCCGCTAAATCCTGCTGGGTCATTTTCTCTTCGTCCAGGATGCAGCGGATCGTCTCCTCTGCATTCGTCGCTTTAATCTCCATCTATTTTCTCCTTTTCTTCTGTCTGACTGTTACTCTTGCCTTCGCTACCAACGTACCGGTCTTTGTTCTTTCCGGATCAGTAAACCTTAACTGACTTCTGTTCATTTCCAGGTTTTCTTCATTGTCTATCAGCACCAGGTTCTCTATGTTGCAGTTGTCCTTATTTCCGTCCAGGAACGATACCATCTTACCTTCGGGAACTGGTCCGTTGTGTTCTTCCCATACTGCCCTGTGGACAAACTCGAACCGCTCCCATTGTTGACCGGTTTCTTTAACCTTTCGGATAAGATAGCCGTCTGTCGTATGTGTGTACTCTCCTACTTCCATGTGGTTTGCCGGGACATGGCCTTTCTTAAACATCGTTGCCCTGCACTTCTCATATTGTTCCTGGCTCATTGGCTTTCCCTTGTTGGCTGGAACGTGTCCTTTATCAAACCTGCAGTCAACGCCGCTGATGATGTCATGGTTCTTTTTGTATGCCCTGCATTGTTTCTCGCTGAACTCTATTCCGAAATGCGCTGACACCAGTTCTGCAATCTCCTTCGTCTTTCTCCCTGTCGCAATGCTCCGAATGTAACTTTCCATTCCCTCCGGATATTTTAGCGAGTACCCTTTTGGAACCCCGCTGGTAGTGCCGCTCTTTATGCCATACCGGTTCTTCGCGCCCTTTATCACCGCATCGGAAAATTCCATTCCGTACTTCTTATCGAACCCCTGTTGATTTATCAGCTCTGTAACCTGTTTCGTGGTTCTGCCTGGAACATTCTCACGCAGCCAGGCAATCACTTCTTCGGGCCAGCCTCTCATTTATGGTTCGCCCCCCCACATGAACTTCGAGCATTTCCGGAACCGCCTTCTGTCTTTCGTACCCGTACTCGTCCATGTGCTTCATTGCCTTGTACTGCAGTTCTCCGTTTTTGATGATCTGCTCGCTAATGTCGCATATAGCATCAGTTCTCTTCAACTCGCTTTCCAGCTCTTCTCCTGTCAGATCATCGTCTCCCAGCTTTTCCAGCTGAGCGAACAGGTGGTTATTCAAGTCTCCTAATGTATTCTTCATATTACCATCTCCTTCCTTGCTTCGCCTACCGCCAACTCCATCGTTGTATTGAACGGCGTGTTGCAATCCTCCATCTTATCGAATAATTCGACTGCCTTCTGCAGGAACTCTTCGCTGTCTACCAGTTCCTCATATTTTTCTTCATCCAGGTTTCCGTTTTCAAACAACCCCTGCAGATAATTCTTTACATCCTCTGTTCTGTCGTTCTTACTCATTGCTCTGCTGATCTCGCCCATAAGTGCCTCGTTGATTACTGCAGGCTCTTCCGTGATGTAGAACCTTGCGTTGCCGCTGATACCTCCGCTGATTTCGTACCTAGTGTCTGTATGCTCTTCCATCAGAATGCTACCTTCAATGCTCACATACTCCTTTGCCTGGGTGCCTGCTATCTGATCCAGTCTATCAATCAGCTGTTTCTCGTCACTGGAAATCGCAACCACAGTTACTCCAATGTCGTCCGGACATTCCCAGCATCCAGCTAACACAAATAAATTTACTGTTTTATTCATCCTCTGCCTCCTTCCAGTCGCCTGCAATCTCTGCGACCGTTCTCTCCAAAATCTTGAACTTCTCCGGATCAATCCAGCTCGGTATCTCTCCGTTTCTTACTCTTTCCTGGTACCGGTTCAAACACAACTGCTTTACTGGTACTGGTCTGCCTATCTGAACAAACATACCTCTCTGCTTGTCCCAGGCAAATGCTCCGTACTCTACATTCTCGACCGCAGCTTTCATAGCCTCCACTGCTACATCCAGTGCATCCAACTCTGCCGGGCCAGGTGGCATCTCTTCAATGTTCCGGATATTATGCAGGTACGTTTCCAGTACCGCCGCATTTTCTCTATATGTCATATCATCACCTACCATTCAATCGGATATCCGGTCAGATTTTCGCACTGCTCCAACTCTTCTGCGAACATTGATTCATATAACTCCTTCAATTCAGACTTGCCCCTAAAATTGGTGTCCTGCAGATTTATCCAAAAACTGAAATCCTGTTCCGGGTTCAGCCTTCCCAAGTTTCTTCTTAGCTCAAAGTCCGCCTCTGCCATCGGCTCTGCTGGCAAGCTGGCTATCTTTTCCTCTCTCGCCTTGGTAAGAATATATCTGCCTTCTTCAAACACTTGCCGGATGATGTTGTTCATTGTCAGTTCAATGCTTTCTTCTCGCATTCTACCTATCACTGCATACATATCGCATTCCGCATCATCTAATAGTCTCAAATCATCTATTCCACAGTCAAACACTGCTCTTACTAATTCTGTATTCATTCTGCATCCTCCTCTTCTTCCGGGTGCCAGTGATACTTGCAATCCGGATTTTCGCACCTACCGTTCCACATCGTACTGCCGCATTCCGGGCAGGTGGTCGCTTCGTATGGTCCTCCGCCTAACATCTGATCCGCTCCTTTCTACAAATACGAGCAGCCGTACCTCTTTCGGAAGGTCTCCCTGCCGCCCTTATGAATAATCTGCTTTACTTCGCCTTCTTCCCGATCCGCATCGATTATTCGTGCAAATTCGTCTGCCTTCTGCAGGGCGTATTCTTTTTCCCAGGCCAGCTGTCCGATAATCTTTGACATTCTTTCCGCCATCGGGTTTCCGTGTATTCTCATTAGGATTTCTCCCATATTGTGACAGTTGTTACATACCGGCACTTTCAATCCGTCCTTCTCGCTCAGCTCTCTACCGGCGGTACCGAACACCAAATGATGCTCAGCTTCCGACGGTCTGCCGCAGATGAAACAGATTTCCGGATAGTCTGTCACTATTCCTTTACTCACCGCTTACACCTACTTTCTGTTTCCAACTCCAACGATTACCAAGAACGTAAATACCACTAATGCTGCCATAGTCTCGCCTCCTAACCGTAAATTATTTCTCCAAACAAAGCGTACTGAATGATTGCATCCGCAACCTCCGCATCTACCATACCGCAATCAATATGTAATTCATGATCGATCACCTCGAAAATATCACTGCTCTTAGGCTGTTCTGCATACACTCTAATTCCCTGCAGGAGTTTCACCTTTGTTAATTCATACGTCGCATCTTCCTCGTTATCGTGAATGAGGATTGAACCGCCTTTTGAGATAACATCGCTTGCAAAATTAAACTCTATCCCACACCTTGGCTCTACTTTATCAACCCAGTAAGTAATTCCACCTTCCAGTGCTGACACCATGATGTCGTCTATGTCCTCTTTAGATATAACAACCGTCGCAATAATCTGAACCCTGTCGTACTGCTCCTCTATCTCTTTTTTCTTGAAATGTGCAATCAGTTCTGCCATAACTCTGCCGGCTTTTCTAGCATTCCAGCTCTCGTTTGTTTTTCCTTCGCATAATCCCTTTGCGATTTCCAATGACTCCGTAATTTCTTTTGCACTTCTCATACCTTCTCTTCGTCCTTTCTCGCTTGTTTTATTGCTTGCGCAACTCTTTCTTCATATCCAAACTTAAAATTCACGCCTGCGTCTATAAACGCTGTTAAAATGCTTTCCTGCACCGCCTTGACTGTCGCCCAGTCCGGTTCGTCGTCCTGCGTTCTGATACCGAACTGAACCATGTAGTCCTCGATCACGTGCCACAACTCATATTCCAGCTCATCCATACATCCGAGTGCCGATACATCCACGACCGCCGGTGCTGTTATTTTCTTTCCGTCTGCCAGTTCCAGGTCTACTGTGTCAATATCTTCTCCGAACTCACCGCCTTTCTTGTGGTGTGCCAGGATGTCGCCTGCAAAGTCATAGCCTCTGTCGATCATAGCCTCGCTGTTGTCGTCGTACAGTCTGAAACATCCGGCCAGTTCGCCCTTCTCGTGTCTCTGCAGAACTTCTTCCCAGGTCAGCTTTCGCATTCCTAACCAGGTGTAACCCATTATTCATCGCCTCCTTCATAATCTGCCCCGCAGTACGGACACTTTGTTGCTCCGTAGCAGTTAAACATCTTCCCGCATTCTTTGCAGGTATCTAGCTCCCCATTTCTCTGCCAATCTTCCAGCAGGCTGCTTACGTGCTGCCAGTCCAGTGCCTCGAAAACTTCCTCTGCCAAATCGTCCTGCTGGTTGCACTCCTGCAGGATGCTGTTTCTCGTGTACACCGTATCGGATAATTCCGGGATGTAGCACGGATCATCCGGTCTGTGGTAAAACGCATCTTCGTCTTTGAAGATATGTCCTTGTCCGTAGAACTCACGGACGATCTTCTCGCCTTCTCCATTTTCATCCGGCGGCGTGTAACTACCAACCAGTACCGGGATGTTTACTTTCTGCAAGGCCTGCGACAGTTCCAATATCATACCGTCAATGGCTTCTGCATCCTTTACAAGCTCCCTTGTGGAAGGAACTCCACTCGTTCCGCTTCTCTTGGCTTCTATCCACATTTCAATATGCTCGTCGATGTCGAAATCTTCGTAGTAGGATTCCAGGCTGTCCTTGAAACTATCTGCCTGGTTCTCTTCATCGAAATCAATCACCATTGAGAAATCTTCGCCCGCAGGTGACGACTGCCCGATTTCAACATAGGTTCTTCTGTTGTCCGGCTCAATGTAGGCTTCCCAGTTCCACCCCATTTCTTCTGCCTTATCGAGAAGCATTTTCAAGCCTCTCGATATGTCCTTGTATTCTTCCATGCCCTTATTCCTCCGCATCTGCGTAGTACGCATCGAATGCAATACCGGCATTTACCAGCTTATCTTCCAGGTAATTACCGTAGCACCAACCGTCTCCATCTTCCCAAAAACTGTCCCAGGCTTTCTTTAATACCTCTCTCGCCTTCTCTTCATCATCTTTGCTTACAATAAACACGCAATCCATCCAGTCGTTTAACTGTGACTGCACTCTGATTACGCTTTCCTTTAATACTTCCACTCCGATATTCATTGTGCCTGCTCCTTTCTCAAATGTAATAGCAACTGAAATTCCAGTGATGCCCGAACTCATAGTACAAACCGTATCTCTCGAATATCTTGTCAAATTCTCTTCTGACCGAAGGAAGGATGCCGTAGTACAGCATCTCGCATACCGGTCCTTCAAAACTCATGCTAAGAATGTGTTCCGGATTAACATATTCAAAATGTCTCTCCGGCTGGTCTACCACTTCGATCAGATGCTCCCTGTCGTTGTAATAATATTCTCCGTTCTCCGGATCGTAACTCGTGTACTTCTTTCCGTTGAAGTAAATATCAACGTCCTGCCATAACCCATGCTCTAGCAGAAACTCTCGAATCTCCTTTGCCAGGTTCTCAATCTGCTCTGCTGTCAGCTTTGTTACTGCGCTCACGCAATCGCCTCCTTTCTAACTCTCTTCTTAACCAGTCGTGCCGGGTACTGCGGCTGGTTCTCTCTGTATTCTTTCAATCTCTCCCTTGCCTCTTTCCTTGTGTATTCGGTCAAGGTGTACTCCCTGCCGTACCCGTAATTTAACTGCAGTTCCCAGGTGTCGATTGTCTTTCTCTCGTATGCCATCCTACGCAACCTCCTCTTTCTTCGGCTTTCTGCCACGTCTCTTCGGCTTTTCGACCGGCTTTTCTTCCTTGGCCTCTTCTGCAGGTTCCTCAGCCACCGGTTCCTCGGCTTTCTCTTCGGACACCGGTTCTTCCTTGACTACCGGCTCTGCAGGAAGCATAACGTCCAGCTTGTATCTCTTTGTGATGCTCTGAATCATCGTCGCTACCTCTGCGCTTACTTCCTGGATTTCGTCCTCTGTAAGTCCTTCTGTCAAGCTCTCTGTCTCGGTCCAATATCCTGCATTATCCAGGAAATGATTTAATACCTTCTTTGCTCTATCGTGTTTTACGTCCCACTTCATATCGTTTACCTCTCTTCCTTTTCTCCGGCGATCAGTGCCAGTACCACTACTCCATTTATCAAAATTGCTACCAAATTCTTCGCTCTCATACCGTCGTATATGCCGACCATAAAGTTGATGAACAACACCGACTGTAGGAACTGTCTCCATTTCTTCATTGCCAAATCAGCCTCCTTTATGATAGACTTAACAGTTGAGAGGCGGTGTTGCTGCCTCCCGACCGTTAAGGGAACTACTTAATCAATCAAACCTAACCATTTCAGAATTGCCGTAATCACTGACACAATCATGATTACTATGGTGGAGATTATGCTGGCCTGCTTTTCTCTCTTCTGTAATTTAAGGTTTTCGATTTCAAGTAGTTCCTTTTCCTTTGTAGAAAAGTCTTTCTTCCTACCTTTCTTACCCAACTGGTAATTCCTCCTTCCTTCGGATTTAATCAAATTGTTTTGTTTGATTATGGTTATATTATAACTCGCAGTTGCGTATTTGTCAATAGATATACTTCTATTTTCCGAGTTTTTGCCAAACAATTTTCGCACTTGCGTCAGCTTCTGTAATTTCCGGATCATCAACACCAACTAGTGTATTGCTCCGCATTTTCATTTGCGAGGACCGCAAACCCGCATGGTTGCCTGGTGCATTGTAAGATTTCTTACATAATTTCTTCTAAGGTTTCTACAAGGATTCTTTACTAGATATTAGAGATTAGATAATAGATATTAGAGACAGAATAATATATACTCATTTGCGTACTCTCAAAAGCGTATTTTATCCACAAATGCGTGTGGATAATGTGGATAATTACGCCTCTGAAAACATATAGAACTATGACTTCGTACACGGTTCAATACCGGCTTTTAGTCTTTAGGCATAGGATAGGTACTAAAATCGCCTATCATGTCTCGGGAACTTTTCGTCAAAATACCCGGTCTTATTTTGGTTATTTTGTATATTGATTTTACCTGCAGTCTTGTTCCGCTTTTCTGCAATAAAAAAAAGAGCCTACAACCCCTGCGGATCATAGGCTCCCTTGCTTACTCTGCTGAGTTGATGAAATCCTGGCAGTCCAGTTCCCGGTATGCCTTCTCAAAGGTTTCCTTCGGACTCCATGATACATAACCATCCGGATATTTCACGGCGTACCCAGGTACTCCGTTCTTCTCCTTCGGCTCAGCTTTTACAATTTTCACACCGATATAGTTTTTCATAATGCCACCGTTTCCTCCTACACTCTTTCTGTATAACCCAGGCTGATATATCCTGCGCCGGATTTCAGCTTGCCCCAGGTTGTGTTGCCGTTCTTCTCTTCGGCTACGATAGTGTAAACCTCGCCCTTTTTTACCTTGGTGGTAATGCCATAATTGGTGCCAGGGCCTTTTCTGACGTTTAACACGCTCGTTGTAATTCTTACCATATAGCTCGAACTCGTCTGAGCCGGTGTGGATGCAATCTTGCCGAGAACCGTGCAGTATTCCGGATTCTCTAAATAAATCCATCCTGCGCCGGATTTCAGCTTGCCCCATCCGTCCTTAACCTCAGAGATTGTAAATACTCCCTTGCCGGTCTGACCTTTGACCGCCCCGCTCATTGACGGCTCTGAGCGATAATTCAAATCGCCAATCAACACCTTCACCGTAAAAGGTACTGCAGGCAAATCGTTCTTGCTCCCGGAACTTCCGCCAGTGTTGCCGCCAGCGCTTCCGAGTTTTTCATTTACTTTCTGCGCCAGTTCTCCCATGCGGCCGTACATCCAATTACCAGGGCAAGATTTGTTGGCAAACCATCTGTGAACGGTAAGCAGCATCTCATTACCTGCCGGGTTATATGCAAGCGCTTTATTTTTATCGCTGATCCATACCAACTTATTCTTGCCGTTTCTCCTGCAGATGTCGGCGCATAACTCGATCAGTTTATTGTAAACCGTGCTGTTAAACGCATACGGTTCGGCTTTATCAGAAGCACACTCGATTGTGACCGCTCTCTGATCGTTCGCTCCTGAGCTGGAACACCAAGAACGGTTACACTCGTCTACTACTAAACAAATGCCGCCCTCTGTTCCGATTCCATAATTACAGCTTGCCTTTACGTCGGGACTTGTAAAGCATCCTCCAATGGAAGATGCAGATAACTGGCCTACTACGCAGTGAGGCGTAATGCGGTCGATTGCATGAGTCCTTGCACCACTATGGTTCGGACTCTTTACTATACAGGTAACTAAACTTGAATTGCTCATACCTTTTCCTCCTTTACACATCATCTCGTAATATTTCTGACCATAAGCGGCGCGTTTCTTCTGAACTGCAACGCTTTGGTCTGCAGGTCTCTCGAACTGCAAAAGGACCGCATTTGACGCTCCCAATACGTCTCCTGCAGTCCTTAATTTCTGATATACGGAACTGTACGACTGCTTCATTTCCTCAATGAGGAATGCAAGCTGTGTCTCCAAGTCTCCGATTGATTTATTCCTGGCGCGGACAAATGTAAGCAAATTCTGTTTTCTGCTCCAAAACGTCCACTGCGCCAATCCATACCCGGCGCTGTCTCTCACGAAGTTCTGATAATCTCCGTTGTCAACCGATGTCGTGTAGGTATCGTCCGTATAACCCAGCTTTTTCTCGTAGCTGTTTTGTAGGTTTGTCGGACTCAGGCCGGACTCTGCGTAAAGATTACCCATAAGTCCAGCTGCGCCATATTCGCTCAATCCATTACCCACCAGGTAATTCCAAATTTTCTCTTCTGTAGTCGAACCTTTCAAAGCCACAATACCGCCTCCTTACTGGTTCGTTACCTCGTCTGTTGCCTCGATCAGTATTCCGGAATTTTCCTGCATTTTCATCTGCTTGACTGCAGCTTCGATTAAGATATTCAACTGCTCGTCCGTCAGAGAAATATTCTTTGCCTTAAGAATTTTCTTCAAATACTCAGTAACAAACGCTTTCTTGTCTTGGCCTTTCCAGTCCTTATAAACCTGCTCTGCCATAAGGACTGCCTGCTTGGCCCACATGGAAATCTCTGCTACCTTCTCGGCTCCAATTTTCTGTCTCAACCACGGCACTAGGTATCTTGCGATAAGCAGTGCCACTACCATAACCACAATTTTTACAATCTCAAAAAGCAGTTCATCCATTTGCATTTTCCTCGCTTTCTACTTTGCCCTGGGAGTTTTTCTTATCTTCAATCTCCCATTTATGATCTCTGTTCTTGTCTTTGTTAGTTCTGATCCACCCGCAGATTCCGCACTCTCCGATTGTGGCCGCAATCACGGCGCAGGCGTATGTCTCCGGAATGGACGCATACTCACGATAGATGCAAAGCATCTGCCAGTTGAACCACACAAAAAAAGCACCCACAATAATCAAAATCAGATTAAGGGTGCCTACTTTACTGAATAACTCTTTAATTTTTCTGAGCGGGTGGCGCTCTTTCTTTTTTAATCCCATTTACCAGTTACCTCCTACAAAAATGAATCTTCATCCATGCACTTCTGATACACCTTTTCTATCTTGGCAATCGCATTAACCGCCTTGTCGTTCTTGTACTCCGGATGATCGGAGCAGTAAAGCTTGTAGTGTGAAATATCATCTAAAATCTGATTGAAAAACTCTTCGGAATGTTTGACATCCCTTCTCAACTCGTCGGCAAATCGCAGGATTCTTGTGCGGCATTCGTCCGCATCGTCTTTATCCATGCGCCTTTCGAGCTTGTTGTGCTTTTCTCCCAGGTCTTTTAACTCTTTCTGCACTGATTCCAGCTTATCCATAACGTCCTTATTCATCGACTTTCCGATGGCTCTCATGCCGTTTCCGATAATCTTTCCAACTGCAGACCACGGATTTACCTTGATGGGTGTGATCTGCACCAGCGTCAAGAACAGCAGTAGGGCTCCACCACTTGCAAGAATTTCATTCAAAGACATTGGCTCTTTTACCTCCTTCCCAAACACACCGTAGTTCCCGCGGTACGTTCGTAATATCTGCCGCCTTTTCACCCAAAATGGCCTCTATTACTGCATAAAGAATGGCATCCGCACGTGGGTCCTCGTCGAACCGGTACAGATGCCATACCAAATTGTTATGCAGGTTGATTGGAAGGATTTCATTTTCCTCTGTCTCTTCCCAGTGCAGGTCGTGTGCCGCTTTTTCCAATCTGCCGTAGTCGTAAAACTCGGCGTATGGGATTCTTTTATGCTGCATACATACCTGCCCTTCGTCTTACTCTGCCTTTAACATCTTATCAACGGACGCTCTCCACCTGGTCGGCACCTCGTCGATAGTCATATTTCCGAGCTTAATCTGCGTGTAGTAAAATTTAGCCATTTACGATCACCTCCGCCAACTCAATAATTGCAGACTCTACGGCTTCCAAACGCTCGATGATGGTAGGCTCACCGGCTGCTTCCGCCTCTTTGTCGGCGGCATCTTCCTCGGTACCGCCTTCTCCGATGGTCCACCAATACTCGAAGTTGTTATTCACCTCTGTTTTGGTAACTGTGCCCTTGTGTCTGATCTGCACCTCGTCGCACTCATAAACGGTAGTTGACTCTCCGCCCTCTTCCATAGGCTCCTTGGTGGTTTTCTTGATGTTCTTTCTCAGAATGATGTCCGTACCGCCGTGAATAGGAAACACCTCGATCTTAGGCGGCTGCAATGAGTAACATTCTTTGTTCATACTTGACATACTCCTTTCTGCCGTAGCGTGATACGCTTTGTGCGGCAATCTTAAATAAATTCTGCATATTGTACTTAATGGAGCAACCCTGGCTGTTGCTGTACTTTATCCACCCTTTGTACGCCATAATTCTGCAGGCTCGCCACCAGGGGATATATCCTAAGCGTTCCAAATCGGCGGCAGCTCTCAAAAACTGTCTCCGGATACGCTTAAACACCCTGCTTCTGATAATGGTGTACGTTCTTCGTACAACGAACCCCATCATATCTACGCCCTGCGTCCTTTTATGACTTCCGCCTTGTCTCATTCTGTGAAATTCTTTCTCTTCCTCGAATGATGAAATGTGGTATATCTGCCAGGCCGGCTTTACGTCCAATCCCAGCGTTGATTTACTCCATCTCGTAGCTTTTTTGAGCGCTTTCGTCAGCTGTGAGAAGTAGCCATAAACTGTAAAATCGTCTGCATAGCAAACGATAGCTTTTACCATTTTGGTCTGTGCCCCTCTTCTTGACTGACTCAGGCTCAACAGGTATCTCAAAACATAGCTCATAACATAGTTAAAGAGCCACGACGGAAGATACCCGCCTATACAAAGATGCTCTCCTGGGTAATTTTCCATAAGAGCACCCAGGTACCAAATTAAAACTTTATTCTTGCCAATATCTCTTTTTAGCAAGTTCATAACACACTCTACTGTTACGGACGGATATGCCTTGTGAATATCACACTTGACCACATCCAGCCTTCCGGTAAACTTACGCCTTAAAATCCTTTCGATTTTCCGTTTGCCTGCCAGCTGCCCTCTTCCTGGAATGCTTCCGTATTGAATCGGCAGTAACTTCGCATGGAACAATTCCTCTAATGAGTAAACCGCTATGTATTCCATTATCTGCTGATCCGGATATTCCTGGCATATATTTCTGAGCTTGTGAGTCAGTCCATCTTCTCGCTGGAACTGGCGAATTGGGCGCAATTTCAAATCTCTGTTTCTGATGCGCCGTGTTAATTCTTCTGCTATTGCATCCGTAGCTGTGTATATTTTTTGCTTTGTACCGTCAAGGAACTCTTGTGCAAGTTCCTGTTCGGTCACCAGGCCTGTGTTCAGAAGCAATCTCCGAAAATCTCTTCTTTTGTACTTCCCATCAAATGCCTTGCGAACTGCAGGTATATTAAATTCTGTGTTTTCCACATCTACCTTCGCAGGTTTGCAGTATGTTTTCATAATTGCTTTCCTTTCGTGTATATCATCTGGTTATTACCGGCGACGTTCGCTTTCGCTACTAGCCGCCGCTGGTTTCAAATAATTTTCGCACATAAGCGTGTGCTGTATGGTGCAATGAATGATATACTCTCTAACCAGTTGAACCGACAGAGCCGTTCCAGTTCGCATCGCCGACGGAATTGTTCGAGTTACGGCACGCGAGACCCGCATTGCCACCGTTGTTCAAGTTGCCCCAGCACCAACCGGCGCGGACCCCGGACGCGGCGGGATTGCAGTTGAAGCCAGCCTCTGTCACACCATACAACCCATTTTATTAACTCTTGCAACAGTTAATATCTTAGTGGGGCCTGCCGCCCCTCTTGCCTTACAGGCAATTCACCCTGCTTTACCCAGCCAGTCCAGGTGAACCGACAGAGCCGTGCCAGTACGCATCGCCGACGGAAATGATCGAGTTACGGCACGCGAGACCCGCATTGCCACCGCCGTACAAGGAGCCCCAGCACCAACCGGCGCGGACCCCGGACGCGGCGGGATAGCAGTAGAAGCCAGCCTTACAGCCGACGCCGCTACCGCTTGCGTCGATACCAAGAGGCCACTCAACATCTGAAATGGCGGTATCTTCGATGTAAGTCCACTTTCCTGTTGTACCTTTCGGAATGACCATCGTTAAGGCTGTCAGCTTTTTGTAATCCTCGGTAATTGCTGTTCCGCTTACTTTGGACTGATCTTCGCAAACAAAGCAGTCAAAGTTATAGTCTCCGTTTTCATCGGTGCTCCACTGCCATAATTCATCGCTAATGATTAAATATGAGCCGTTCATAAACTCGATTTTCTGCAGCATACCCGGCTCTTTTCCGTTGGTGTAATTGTACTTGCTTCCGTCAGTTCCAAGTACATCATCATTCCAACCGGACCAGTAAGGATCGGTGCTTAAATATGTGCTTCCGGCTGTTGTATCGAATGTGGTACCACCGTTATCCACATAAACTGCGGAGTATTTGGTGCCGCCGATTTCAACGTCCTTGATTGCAGTAATGAGCTTGTTTCTGCAGACGGAATAGTTGCTCGCAGTATTTCTATCTGTGCCACTCTGAATGCCGATCTGAACGCTGCTTCCAACAAATAAATTTGCCGCCTGCTCGGGTGTCAAAAGGACTCTTTCAACGCCTTCCTCAGAATATGCAGCCGTGTACTGGTAGTTATAACTAGAGCAGCCTTCGATTGTTCCGGAGTTGCCTTTTCTTGCATATTTAAGACGCATCATACGGTCAAGGAACTTGATCGTCTTTCCGCTCGCTCCACTATACTGTGTTCCTCTGTCTCTCCATTTGGTAACACCTGCAGTATGAGAAGTCCAGTTTAACGGAGCTAAGCCGGTTCCGCAGGTAATTTTTCCACTTGCGCCGATTCCTGCATAATACTTAGGTCTCGCTGCATACGCATAAACTCTACCGGTACGATCTCTTCCTTCCGGCCATAATTCGTAACCGGTTGACTGGTGGCATTTCATTTTTAAGTAACGGTATCCGTCCTCGTCCCACTCTTTCGTGTAGGTATTTTTCTGTAATACCCAGCAAAGATGTTCGCCGGAGCGAACGTCTTTAATATCATCGATATGCTCAACATAGAAAATCTCGTGGCTTCCGTCTGTTTTCTTCTCTGCAGATACTTCCAGGCACCAAAACTGAGGAAGATGTGCAAAGTCATCCTGCCCCTGCGTCTTTGCGGTAGATGGAACGCATTTCAAGCCAACGCTGTCGTCAGTTAATTCTCCGATGGCTGTAGAGCTGGTTGCGAACAGTGGGAATGTGACACCATGCACTCTGTCGTCCTCGAGGACTCTGCCGAACCATCTTTCCAGCATTTCTACCTTTGTGAATTTGCTTGCGTCGTACTGTGATTTCCACCATTCGATGAAAAGATTGTCAACCTGCTCTTTGCTGGTACACTGTGCAACCATGTACTTATAGCAAAGGTCGGCTGCACCAGGGTTTGCACCACCTGCCACAGCCATTTTCTGCATTTCCATGAGAGCTTTCATCGTCGATTCTCTCGGAATATTGATTACATTGTCAGACATTTTTAACCCTCCTTGATGATAATATTTAAGCCGCCGTCCGATTCATCGAACGCCAGCTGCGCTTTAGCGTTTTGAATTTTTGTGATGTCCCTGCGATTTGCAATAGTATTTTCAAATGCACACATAGGTCCTGCATTGATATTGCTCGCATGGTTCGAGTCTGTCGTTTCGGTAATCTTCATAGTGTCAGAGAATACCGCAGTCTCGCTTTTTACTGTGTAATCTTTCACGTTTTGCCTCCTTCCTGGCTTAGAAGATGTCGTCAAGCACGTATGTCTGTTCTACATCATCATCCTTTCCCTTCCTGGTAAAGGTCTTGATGCACACAATGTCGCCATTGGTGTCATACAATCCGATTTCGCTGATCTCTTTTCCAGCAAGTTCACTCTCTGCAAGGGTACATTCGTATCTGCAGGTTGTGTCATTCGGGAATGTGTAACCATCAATGGCTTTGCGGAACAATTCCTTATTGAGCTTAGACTGAGATTCCGTCGGCGCAATGACCGTACCGGAACTGCTTACACCGCCTTCGCCAAACGCCATACCGATAATCTTCGGAAGCGTAATGGCTCCGGCACGTGCCTTAACCAGGTTCTCCCTAGCTTTCTTCGTGACCACCACGTTTTTGCTCTTTTCTGTACTCATTGGATATACTCCTTTCTATAGATTGAATTAAGGTTCTTCTTTCCGTCCAGCGCATTGCTGCCATCAAGAAACCAGTAATTCCTTGTTTTGGTAATGACCTGTGCCTCCACATCCATATCTTCTCTTTCGATTCCCATGTGATGCGTAACTGCAGCTTCAAGTCGTTTATTGCCGCCTCTGTGCTCCAACATAGCGTTGCCGTCGAGTAGCAGCTTTCCGTCCAAATAGACAGTGTTCCAAAAATCAGCCTCAAACTCCGAACGAATCGCCGCCCTGGCATCCGAACTTGACCGTAAGCCGTATGTACTTCTTACTTTCATTGAGTCTGTGACCTTGTTGTAGGCGCAGGCAACCATTGCAACGATTGCAACGCCCAGTTGATAGCCTCGTGTAACATCAAGCCTGTGTGAGCCGTCCAAATCCCACGAACCATCCAATAGGTGCGTATTCCAAAAAATGATGTCCGAGGCGATCCGGATTGCTCCTGCCTTGACATTATTTTCTGTTTTCTGTTCTGCTCTGAATTTTACCTTCTGCAGGTCTGCGTCTGTCGGGGTTGTAAATCCACCGAGCATATACTTAAAACCAAGCATCAGATTGTATCTCATATACGGATAGAGAAGGCTGGAACCGTCCAGCGGTTTTCTTCCATCCAGCAGATCGCTATACCAAAATGACTCTGCGATATGGAAGATTACCTTTTTCAGATTCATCTCCTCTAAGTTCCGATTGTCTGATACGATCTCGGTTCGGTCATTCATTGTAAACATCGTGTGTGACTGTTTCAGCTCATTCAGCATGGCTCTCGCCCGCTTCGACGCAAGTGTTCCCTCGCCCATGAAATATGCTTTGAACACATTCGGGTGTGGTGCCACGAAACCATAATCTCCCGGATCATTTATGTCTGCAATTCGTACATCAAATCCGGTGGCGGTTTTTAAGTACCCTTCCATCCGATAAGGTGTCATTGGCGCCCTGTAGTCTCTCTTCCGGTAAATTAACTGCCGTCTCTCCTCGTATGGAAGGTTTTCTCGCACCGGGAGTCCCCATTTAATCTCGTGGTACATCAGTCCCCAGGTGGCAGTTTCCGGAAACAGCTGGTTCAGAATATCCTCAGCTATTTCTCTTGCCGCGTCGTACTCCTGGCCCATGACCTCGAACAGCCACTTTCCAACATAGGAATTGTCGTAAAAGCCGTCTGACACTGAGGCAATCATGTTCTTCGCACTCTCGCTGACTGGGAAATTCTCTAAATCAAACTTTTCCACATTCACACCCCCTAACTAAAATTAAGGGTACCGGTGTCCGGGTACTCCTCGCTTTTCAGAGTGATGTTCTGCATTTTCCCATTCATTGTGAATGTTTCAAAGTCCTCGACTCCTGCGATTGCAGAAATCAACGGTCTTACGTCGTTGTACCTCAGAACTCCTTCGGTTTTCGCCTGTGCATAGACCGCTCTCACAGCTTCCGTAAAGTCTGCCTTGATTTGCTCAATGCCAGTTGTTTCATCGTAGCTGAGTCCTGTAATAACATAATTTACGGCAACCGTTGTGGCTGCCGCACAAGTCAGTTCTGCTGTTCCGGTAGGAAGCAATCTTGCTGACCTATCATTCGGAGAAACGATGTAGTTATACACGTCCTGCACTAGCTTCACATTGGCTGGTTTTCCGTTTCCGTCTACCAGCACCAGTTTCACCGTGCCAGGACCATTCCAAACAGGAATAACTATCGCATCTCCTGCTCCTGCCTGCTTTGCCCATCTCTTATAGTCCGTATCGTTCCCCAGGTATGTCATGCTGTTGTCGTACTCTGCAGAGATCCTGTCGTAAAAATCATCGTCTGTCTCTCTTTCGGTACCGCCACGAATAGGCTCCGGATTGTTAATCTCGGTCACATTCTTATCGGGTACCATCATCAGCACGACCGTATTCGCCGCTACATTAGAACCTGTGCCTGCTTCAACCGCTGATACCGGTATAAGCACTGATCCTTCGCCTCCAACAACCGCATCCTCTGTGGTGGCATACTCAATCGACGGGCCGGTTTCGGTTGCCGCCGTACAGAATACCGTTCCGGATAAAATCTCGGTTCCTTCTGCAGCTGTGATTTTCACATAGCCAAAAGCTGGTTCCGCTTCGTGTCTTGTGAGATGTACCTGGCGACCGTGAAGGTCTAACCATTCATCCCAGGCGTATTCCGGGAACGCAATCATCAATGCCCTTACGATATGGAAATTGATAATTTCGTCTTTTTCCAATGCTGCAGGCATCGTCATATCATACGGAAACCCACCCGGCATATCGTCAATGTCGTCCGGCAGGTTATTCATCATTCGCTCGTGAATTTCCTCTGCTGAGTTTCCTTCCAGGAACTCCGGTCTGTTAAATTCCGGCTGCATACTCTCCACCTCCTTTACAAGCTAATCTCTATTTCTTCATCCCAGTTGCTACCCTTTACCTTGAAGGTTACGTGCATCTGATCGCCTTCCCAGGTAAATTGAAAATCCCGGACATTTTCTGCCCGGGGATTTACCATAATTGCATCTGTGATTGTTCTTTCCACCATGGACTCAACAGTTTTTTCATCGTCGTTATCCATGGCACGCTCCATTTCGGTACCGATTGAATCGGGGTACGCCAAACAGCGGTACCGCTCTGTCTGTGCAATCTTAAAACACCAAATGGCGAAGGCTTCTTTGCCGTCGCATTCCTTAATCCGGTGCGCCCCATCTCTCACGAAGTCTCCCAGTTCCGGGTCCCACTTCATACTCCTTTTGTACTGAGTGTCGTACTGGCTGTCCTCCGAGATAAAATCCGGTACCTCAACAACCGGAAATAGTGGCTGTGACATTTGCCTCGCCTCCTTTATGATTTCTCAATCACATCAATTACGACTGCTTCGCTCTGAATCCAGGCAACCAGCACTCGATCTCCCGCTTTCACTGCGGGTATCATTACACTGTGGCTATGAAGAGGAACGCCCGACGGCGATTTGCCAAGCCAGCTCTGTTCCGAGGTTGAAAGTGTCAATCCTGCAGCCAGTCTGCAGATCGTGTAGTCTCCCTTCGGGATCGGCACCGGGAATGTGTTCGTTTTCAAACTTCCGTTTGCCTGGATTTCTCCAAAATCTAAAGTCAGCGGAGACTCTGTTTTCTGCGAGGTTCTCTTATCTAACACCTGCGCCAGTTTCGCTGTCCCTGGGTGTCCGTCAAATTGATCCATCTGTATCACCTGCCTTTAATCAAAAGTTCCATCGTCAACCCACCCATACACGTTGCTTCCACTGTCCGTATGGATCAGATGCCAAGGGTGTGCTTTCCCGGAACCGTTCTTAATCGTAATCTTTGCTTTTCCTGCCCTGGCGTTATAGCCTTTTGAGCCTGGGTAGCTGCTCACATAATGGGTTCCACCATGGAAATTCACGATGTCGCCCACATTGTAATCTTTCTTTTTCTCGGAGCTTGCCTTTTCTTTCTTTGGCTCTGCAAGTTCCAAATCCATTGTCATGCTGTAGGTGTCTGCCGTGTGCTGGATGCCTTTCACGTAGTAATACGACTGGGCCAGCTCACTCATTACATACACCAGGTCGCCTTTTCGGACAAACGGAACGTCCGGAGACTGTACTTTAATCTCCTTTTTGATTTTTCCTTCGTCGTCTAAGATTTCCTGTGCTGCAGATTTGGCGTCCGCAAGGCTTTCATCTTTACCTCTCGTATAAATTCTCTGACGGATACCATACTTTGTCTCGCCGTTTACCGTGGCTTCAACACTGGTTCTTCCATCATCGTCTGCCTTCCCTACAACCTTGACCCTAGTAATCATATCTGCTGTGCTTATGCTCTGACTGAACATCTGCGTGTTATCTGTCCGGAATACATACACCGTCTTATTGCTTCCTCTCGGAATAACGGATGTCTTACCTTTCCTGGCCTGCACAAAGCACTGCGCTTCGCCTTTTTTCGCTGCATCGTCCAGCAAATTGATGATGATGTCTGACAGATACTTATTGTTCTCCACCGTTTTCCCGTGTGAAGCATTCGGGCCTTGATATGATCCCTGCGGTATCTCCCAATCATCAAGAATCCCTTCTATCGCCGACTTTGTGCCGGTTCCGGAAGGGAAATATCTGTTGTCCTGGCTCTTCTGCAGCTTGTAAAGCTCGTCGTAGCAGGTACATTTCAGCGTATGTCCTCCGCTCTTTTCAACCGGATTCCACGTTTCCACGTACCCTCGTGCTACTTCCTCGTCCTGGGAAGCACCGTCTGTTGCGAATACTCCGACCAGGCACCCCGGCTTGATTATCTTCGACAGGTAACCCTTGGATGTCTTATCATTCTTCGCCACAAATGAGGTTCTCACGGATAACTCGCCGTCGTTCTCTTCCCATCCGAGGTTTTCGATGTACTCCTTGATGTTGTACTGGTTCTTACTTTCGTCCATAACCACGACTCGGTACTGGATTTTCGCCAAATCAATCATAGCGTGCCTCCTATCCTGGGATTGTCAGAACTTCTCCTGGCCATATCCAGTGACCGTGATCTGAACTGCTCTTTCCGTGTTTCTTTGCTGTGGACTCTATCGTATCCTTGTTTGCATCGTAAATTGTCGTCCACTTGGTACCGCTTCCCAGTTTCTTTGAAGCGATGCCCCACAGCGTATCTCCGGAGACTACTGTATAATTGCCTCCGCTCGATGATGAACTGGCTCTCGGCTTCGTTTTCCTTACAAACGCCGCAATTTTCAGTTCATTTGTACTGTAGATTTTCAGCGGTTTCTTCTGAACAAACGTAATGGAATACTCGACATTGCCATACGCTCCAACCGGTCTCGGCTGAAATGAAGAAATCGTAACATCCACGTTTATCCACGTTTCCGTTACGATCAATGTAAGCACTGTCTCATTCAACATATAGTCATTCAGAATTTTTACACACTCATTTGGACTTTTCCAGGCATTCGTCTTGACGATTGCCTCATTCTTCTTTGATGCTCCAAAAAATACACCGTCCCACGAAAACTCTGAAACATCCGTCCCCTTAGGTACCTTTACAGTACCCAGGGAGATGATGTCAAAACTTTGATACTTGGCTGCATATTTGCCCTGCACCTTTTCGGGTAGAGCCGGGAACGTAAACTTTGAACCCTTTTCCACCGGAATTAGTTTAATATCCATTGCCTACGCTCCTTTCGTGCTTGTTACCGGCATATTGGCGAATACTTCGCTTAACTTGTCGGCGATGTTTCCGCCGAGTTCGTCTGCAATTTCGCCTAAGTGCCTTCTGATTACGGCAACAATATCTTCTTCGCTCTGACCTTCCTTCGCCTCAATTTGGAAATTCGGACTAACTGCAACATTTACACTGATCGGACCAGTCTGTGGTGTAGAGACCGGAACCTCTGAACTTACCGGAGCAAATGTTTCTGCTGAGTTGTCCTCATAATTACCTTCTGTGGTGTCGTTATAGCCATAGGATGCGTTTCTTGTCGCCTCAGTGAATAAATTATGGTCTGATACCATATCGCTCAAATTTGAGCCTTCTATACGACCGCCCTCTGCGTGTTTAGAAACGCCGAGTGCTTCGCCTGCCTGCTCATATAATTCAAGCGCTCTTGTCCTCCGGCTTGGGTTTGTCGGGATAACAAACTCGTCCCAACCTTCCTCTGCTAACCATGACAGCTGAGGACCGCCACCAACTCGACCACCTGCAGCGTGTTTCGCTGGTGTTGATGTCGTTGTTGGAATTGTCGGCAGCGTCAGCAGGTTGTACTTCGGTGTTACGTTTACCGTCGGACTGATGCTGAACGGACTTGCCGTTGCTGTATTAAGAGAGGTCTGCAGGCTGGTTCTCAATCCCGCCGAGCCATTGGTAAGACTCGTTGACGCTCCCGTGTTGAGAGACGTTCCAAGGTTTGTGCCGGCCGTCTGCCACTCTGACTGCAGCGTAGCAAAATACTCATTCGAGATAGGACCGTAATTCTCCATGACCGCTGAAAAATCAAAATCGGCCATCTGATCCTGCATATACTGTTGCATGAATGTGCTGAGTGTTTCTTCGCTGCCGCTGTTCTCCAGGGCATTGTGAAGTGCTTCTGAGTAGGACGTCTTGACACTCTCGAAATACTCACCGTAGTAGTCCGACATCTTCTTTTTCAGATCCTCTGTGTTCAAGCCGATTGACTCGCCTTCTGTCGGACCTGTGATGGACTCCATGAGTTCAGTCCAGTCCTCATTAGTCATTGAATCCCAGTCGATTGCTTCCTTGATTTCCTCTGCAGTCGGTACAGAATCTTTGAAATCCTGCATAATCTTCTCTTTGGTACCATCCGGTACCGCAAGTGCCGTCTGCAAAATCTGAGTCGCAATGTCCGTCTGAACTGCCGTATCGAGATTGAGCTTGTCTAATCCCATCCAGCTTGCCACATCAGCTGCAGTCCAAGTCTGTACGTCCGGGTGTGCCAGCAACGCATTGTTCAAAGCTGTTTCCAGCTTTTCCTTTGTGCTTCCCTCAATCTCCGGCATATAGCCTTGAAGCGAGGAGTCCCACGCCTCGGCAATCGTTTCCAGGTTGAATGAAGATACTCTTGCGTTAATCTCATTCAGTTGGGCGTAGTAGCCATCTGTCGCCTCTTTTACGGCCGCATCGTACTCTTCCTGCGTGATAGCTCCATCTGCCAGCTGCAGGTTCAGATTTGTGAGCGTGAGCGTAAGTGCCTGCTCGTACTGATCCGACGCATTACTTACCTGCGTCTGCAGCTCTTCCTGCAAAGCATTGAAACTATCCATATCCAGCTCTGCGCCGGAATACTTAATCTTCAATGTGTCAAATTCCGCATCCGTCCTGGCCTGCGAAATCTTTCCTGTGATAGCAGAAATCTGATCCTGCAAGCTCTGAATTTCTGCAGACTCGTCAAGACTGATAACACTATCCTCTAAGGCAATATCCACTTTTCCACTGAGTTCTTTTCCCAAATCGTCCAGCTGTTTCTTCATGCTGCCGTAGTAGCTGTCGAGACCACTGGTGTCTGCGTCGGTACCAGTAAGCAGCTTTAAAGCGACTGTAGCCTCGTAATGGTTGTTGTCAATATAGGACTGGCTATCGCTGATGAAGTTTTCGATTGCGCTCTTGTAATCGTCCTTCTGCAGTTCGTCCAGTTTCATTCCTAAGCTGACTTTCCAGTTCTCCTTTTTCAAGGTCGATACTGATGATTGCAGGTCGCTAAGTGCCTGCTGTGTGTCGCTGGTTGCAGTTGTGAAGGTGTTCAGTCCGTCCGTCATATCACCGAATGTAATATCACTCGCAATACTCTTGACCTCTTCCAGGGATAACTTAACCTTTCCGAAAGCATTCTTTGCCACGTTTTCGCACTCTTCCTGGAACATAGCTGAAAACTGCTCCGCAGAAACCTCGCTATCGTTCATAGCATCCTGCAGCGCCTTATTCTGAAATCGCACATCTTCGATTGACAAACCGGTTGCCTGGAAAATTTTTTGAGCTTTCTCGGCTTCCTTCTGCATTTCTTCGACATTATCCTGGTACTCTTCTTTGACCTTATTGCCCTTGATCCATCCTGCGATACCTCCGACACCGGCACCGATTAAAGCACCGACCGCTGTACCAAGACCAGGAATTACAGAACCAAGTGCTGCACCGGCCGCCGCACCAGCTGCTACACCGCCTGCTTTCCAAGCGGCTGAACCACCGTAAGCGGCTTTCTCGTCCTTATTATCGGACTTGATAGATTTATACAAATCCATTGCACTACTTACGAGTGTTGCACCACCGGCAATCGCTCCTGCTCCTGCACCCATTCCGACTGCAGATAAAGCTCCTGCACTTAGTGATGCTCCCCCGGCCAGGTTTCCTGCTCCGAGGTTGATTGCCAGCATTGCTGACTTTCCGAGAAGTCCGGTACCCATTGCGGACGAACCAAGCATCGCTGTCCCAAGTCCCATCTCTCCGGTTCCCGAACCTAATACCGTCTTTCCTGCTTTCCCCAGGCTGATTGCTCCCTTGCCAAGACTGATAAACGGACTGGCAATCTTACCGAGCAATACCGCTGAGAATACAGACGACAAATCTGCAGACTTACCGCCCGGAAGCAGTTTGCCCGCATTTGATACTAAATTACCGAGTCCATCCATCAGCTTCGCAGACACGGCATCGAAATCAAATCCCTCTGAGAATCCTTTAGCGAACGACGCTCCGATGCTGGTTCCCTCGTCGAATGTTTCCGAGATGTCAATACCGAGCATTGTCATAACGCCGATTTTAATTCCGCTGCCAATACCTTTTCCGATGTCTCCGGCGAAGTCAGCAAATTTTGCTTTTCCTTTGGTGTCCCACCACTCTTTGAACGGATCAGCAATAAATTCATCCCAGCTCAGTTTCACCTTGCCGAGGAAATCTGCGTTTTTCCATTCTTCTGACTCTGTTAAGTCATGGAATTTCTTCTTCATGCGGTCCACCTTTGCATCTACCCAGTCCATCATTTCATCAAGACCGGATTCAACCGCTGGCATCTGATCGGTAAGCCAATCTGCCAGGCTCCTCACGTATGGAGATAACCTCTCACCAAATGAGATTTTCACTCCGTCTACTGCACTCTGCAGCAATGTGATAGAACCCTGCAGGTTATCCATCATCGTTTCAGACATATTCGCTGCTGCTCCGTCTGCATTGTTGATGGCATCTGCCAACTTATTGTAGTCCTCTTCCGAGGCGTTCAAGATAGCAAGCAAACCTTTCTGTGCCTGTGTTCCTGCGATTGTATTTGCCAGGTTTGACTTCTGCTCTGCCGTCATACCTGCCGTAGCCGTCCTTAACTCACCCATCACATCAGATAAATCCCTGGCCTGTCCGTTGGAATCAAAAAAGCTGATGCCTAAGTCTTTCATAGCATCAGCCGCTCCATTGGTGTTCGTCGATAATCTCGTGAATATTGAGTTGAGTGCCGTACCGGCCATCGTTCCCTTAATTCCGGTATTTGCCATTAAGCCTGTCATAATGGCAACATCTTCTATGGAGTAACTGAGCGACCCTGCCATAGAACCTGCATATTTGAAAGTCTCGCCCATTCCGGAGACTGTCGTGTTCGCATTTGATGCAGCCGATGCCAATACATCTGAGAAGTGTCCGGCATCACCGGCTTTCATATTGAACGCCGTAAGCGCATCCGTAACAATATCGGATGTCGTTGCCAAATCTTCTCCGGAAGCTGCCGCCAAGCTGAGAATGCCTTCGATACCGTTCAGCATATCGTCGGTTTTCCATCCAGCCATTGCCATGTAGTTAAACGCCTGTGCTGACTCTTCGGCTGTGAATTTCGTGGTTGCTCCCATTTCCTTCGCCTTATTCGTCAGTTTGACAAGCTCTGTGCTGGTGGCTCCGCTTATAGCCTGGACCTGTGACATTGCGGCCTCGAAGTCCTTGTATGTCTCTATCGTGTCTTTCAGACCGATACTGACTCCCAGGACCGCTCCGACTTGGAAGATCGGATTCTTCAACAGGTTTATGATCCCTCGAACCGGGGAGGTTATGAGGTCAATCGCTCGCATTGTAACGCTCCATGTTTTCCCTGCAAAACCCCTTAACCCATTACCCAGCGTAGAGAGTACCGGACTGATCCGTTCCTTCGCTTCAAGCAGGACTTCGTACTTTTCTTTCGCCCAGCTTGCCAGGCTCTTTTCGGTTTTTTGAGCTTGCTTGTCAAACTTGGAAACAGTGTCGCTCGCTTTCTTGGCTGAACTATTCGCACTATTGGCCGCTCGTTCCATCTTCTCGAATTTCTTCGTAGCGTTGGAGACTCCCGGATCGGTATTATCGACCGTCTCAATAGGAATTTCGATTCTAAGTGTTTCCGTCACCGTCATTACCTCCTTTCTGTGATTCTAGGGTTATCCGCATAGACGCAAGCATGAACGCCTGCACGCCTTTCGGTTTCTCGTAAAATTCATCGGGGGTTATTCCTGTCTTTTGGAATATGTGATGCAGCAAGCACATCTTGCCCCCCGCTTCAATTAGTTTTTTGCTACTTCCTCAATGTTGCTCTCGTAGCCGCTGAGGGTGTCGATCGCATCAATAATGCGGTCTTTCTCGCCAGCTTTAAGTGTGTACTCGATTACATCCAGGCCGGACATAATCTGAAATCCTTTGCTTTCAAGCGCCTGCCATACCTTCTTGTTGTCCCATAACTTCTCTCTATCCTCTGCGATAGTCGCCTTGTGGATGATTGCTGACTGGTACTTGATACGGTCTGTGTCCTCCGGCATCTTGATACCAAGCTGCTTATTACGAACATACTTTGTAAATTTCTTACGGCACTTGTCGTACTCCTCTGAGCCGAGAGGTCTGATAGAGAATGCAAAAGCGAGCTTGCCGTTTCTGACAATCTCAATCCTCTGTGTTTCCTCTTCATCGGAAGCGAAATCTGCAGCCGCAATCAGACCTGCGATGAAGTCCTCCTCATTCGCTCTGATTACCTGCTTTGTTTCCTCTTCGTTTGTCTCCACTGTGCTTACTGCAGGCTGAGTATTCTCCTCAGCTGTTGCCTCGCCTACTGTTACGCCTTTTACAAATTCTTTAGCCATTTGAATGTCCTCCAATTCTTTTTGATTAAATAAAGGGGAACCGCTCCGGCTCCCCTACTGGTTTCTTATGTGGTACCTCTTATCTGTCTACGCCGAGTAATGACTGTAACTTAGGCGGTCTGTTGACAAAGAAGTTCCAGTTTCTCTTGATAACATCGCCGACAGTGACATTCTGAATGTCTACCTGTCCGGAAGGAATACACTCCTTGTAAACCACACGTTCCTCGGAACCATTGCGGCCGAGAAGTGAGCCCTGGAAGTTCCAGTGTGGCATATTCTGTGTTTCTAATGATTCCATAAGCGCCTGGATAAACTCATCGTCCTCCACTACGATCTGAGACATAGTGAGGCTGACAGCAAATGTATTGGCTGTCTCGTGTTCCTGTGCATCTCCAAGTACGCTATACTTTGCATTGTTCCAGTTTACGTTAGACGTGAATGTGTCAACCGTAGCAAGTAAAACTCCGTCCTCGCTATAGAACGCTCCGTCCTTACCGGTACGTGCGTGTCTTGAATCACCGGCAGCTCTCTCGTTTCTAATCATCGCTTTTTACCTCCTTCTACTCATTGGTGCTGAAACGGAAAATAAAGCTGAGGTAGATATGCTCCATAGAATCCTTGTCGATAACATCGATGTCGAACCATGCGGAGTCTCCGTCTGCTGTGTAAGCAGAACTTTCGCTTACTGTGCAAGCTACCAGCTTTCCTTCCTCTCTCATTGCATCACCGACTGCCTGCAGCTGAGAAATTACAGTTGCCCGACCGTTGGTGTCGTTGTCTACCTTTCCTACCAGGTTGTCAGAAGTGGTATTGATACGTCTGATAAGCTCGAAACGAGTCTTAACACGGCGAATCTTTTTCCAGCCGTCGTCCTGGTTGTCCTTCGGCGTAATGAGGGTATTGATCGCATTATCAATCCACACCTGCTTAGCCTTGTTATAGCTGAGTACCAGGCAGCCTTTCTTCTCTGCAGCGATCATTTCAGTGTTTGTCAGCTTTTCCTTGATCTCGGAGAAGCCGCTGACTACTGTATGAGTGAGTGAAGAGTTTGCCGCTACTGCGCCGATCATACCGGCAATACGTGCTGCGGTCTGATAACCGTCGATCTCCGTGCCCTGCTCATTCACATGGGCATTGAGAACGTAGTGCATCTTCTCGTCATTGAATGAAGCGGCGTGTGCTTCCCTTGTTTCCAGGTCTACCGTATGCTTCTCAGCAACGACCGCCTGTGTAAGAGATGCCGCATCAAAAATACGATTGATGAAACTCTGCAGAAGCAGATGTACCGAAGTGTCCTCGGTATCGACGCAGATTGTGTTAAACTCATACGACTCTACCTGCTTAAACGCATTGGAGTAGTCCCCATTCGTTACCTGCGGATCAGTTCCCTTTGTAAACTGGGACTGAGACACGTTCTGTAATGTTACGGTGCCGGACTTGATAACCTCTGCCTTGAAATTCTTGGAAGATGCCAGTGCATCCACAAGGGCATTAGCTTCGTCTGTTCCGGCGGTAAATTCCACCTTCTCAAACTCTGTTGTGCCGGCATAAAAAATGCACTCTTTGAGAGTGCTGTCTGAGAGCTTTTCACGGACTGTTACTACAAAATCCTTTGCTCCTGGATATTTAGCTGTGATGCTTACTGCATCTGTGCTTTCGCTGTCCTGCAACTTGATACTACCCTGAGTACCGCCGTTACCGACTCTGCAGGCGATGATCGTCTTTGCGCCACCGGCGATTGCTTCCTTCATTGCGTCCGTAGTAAGTGCGGTACCGAATGTTCCTTCGTAGCCATCCTCTGCAGATAATTCGATTGCCTCGTTGAGAGGGCCAAAATCTGCACGGAAGATTACTGCCGTAACACCATTCATAACACCAGCGGTGGCATTTCCGCCTTTCTTCTGAATGTTGAAATAGGTACCAGGACGCACCTTAGTTTCGCCTAAAATGAATGTTCCTGCCATTTCTACTTAACCTCCTTCTGTAAGAACTTGCTTACAATTTCCTTTGCCTCTGATACTGTGTACTCGGCTTTGCCGTCAGTTTTCAGAGCGGCTACAACGCATTCCTGCATTGTGCCGAATACGCTTCTTGCGTTGCCTGCAAGCTCGCTTACTGTGTAAACGGACTCTGCAGGGGCCTTTTTCTCCGGCTTCTTTTCTGCCTTTGTTTCAGCAGGTGCCGGAGTTGCTGTTTCCTTAGCCATGCTTTACCTCCTTAACTGTAATTTCCATGAGCTGCCATAAGCACGTGAGGCTTAGCCTTGTACCTAAGCAATCCATAGTGACCTGTGATGAATACCTGGCCTTCCTTCAAGTAGTCAGATTTGTAATTCACCTGTAGTCTCTTGATGAACATAGGCGAATGGTCCAGCATGATTACCTCTCCGTCGAGTGACAGGTGGTTGGCAATATCTGCGGCCATCTTCAATCTCACTGTGCTTTCCGGGCATAAAACATGGACGGCAATTTTACCGTCCATCCAGGCTACTGTATTCGTTTCTTCCTGCTTCTCAGATGAAATCAGTCTGCAGTAAACCACCGGCTGATCCGCTGAGGCTTCGGTTATCTCCTCCATCCGGTCATATCCCATAACCAGGCATTCCGGGTACAACTCCTTGATATACTTATCAACCGCCATTACCGGGTCCGGATCGGACGTCTCCATAGACGGATATTCCAGGATGTCAAATCTGACTTCACAGCCGATTACAACACCGGCTTTTCCTGCATCCTCGCCCAGAGTGAACGCATCCGTTCTCGCCCAGGTAAAGCAGTACGGCGTACCGCCTTCCGGAAGAAGGATCACATCACGCAGGCATTCCTTCACGATAGGCGCTATGTCCTCCGGGAATACATCTGTCGTGTTCTGACAGAATATCGATACCGAAAGACTACCGGCACTGTTTCGTTCTTCGTTTGCCTGCAGGTCGTAGTTGTAAGTTACCATAGGGTACTGCGTTTCACCGCCCCACCCATCCTGTTCGTCGCCCGGTGCTTCCGGACTAAAAACAGCAGGCACACCGTTGTAGGTTGTAAGCCTCTCTGCGAGTGCTGCCGTACTGACGAACCTTTTCTGAATCAGTTCTTCCAGCTTCACTCTGTCACTCCTTTCTCAGTGTCCTGCTTTTCGATGCCGTAGGTCTTGACCTCCGACATATCGTGTGAATATCGGATTTCCCACTGAGCGTCTACCGCTTCATCAATGGGAATCCGAAAGTGATTAGTTACATTGCCGATACCCGGATGATACTGGACGATCAGCTCCTTCTCGGTGGCTGATGTTACAAATCCGGCTTTACCTTCCGGCCATGTGCGATGCTTGCCATAGACCAAATCGCCCCTGGCAATCTCGCTCAAATCGAAGGTTGCTATCGGCTGTTCTACTACCAGTGCCATATATCATGCCTCCTTAGCCATACGGCTCCTTGTAAATTTTCTCAATTTCCGGGGTTGCCTTCTCCTTGATCTTGTCTACGAATGGTCTTGCTGCCATTTTCTTCGTTCCGTTTTCAAGGTAGCCAGCATACTTCTCTTGACTTTCCAGCTCTGCAATGATTTGGACTCCGCCACCAGCGGTACTGCCTTCACTCTTTACCTGGCCATTCCAGTGCATACGGAGATTTCCTGTACGTCTTGCCGGTGGTTCTCCTGGTGCCGAAGCTGTGTAGGTCGCTTTGCTGTGCGGTTTGCGATATGTTCGCCCGCTTCTCTGACCTTTTAGCACTTCCAGCTCTGCGTTCCTCATGGCATTCACTGCCCTAACGCCCCTGGCTACGACTTGTCGGTTGATTTTGGCTACCTGTCCTTTGATTGTTGCCCTTATGGCACTTCCTGCACTCCCTGCTTTTCCATCGTTCCACAGCTTCACTTGACATCCTTCCTTTCCTCGGCGTAGTAGATTGTGGATATGCCCAAGCTACCCACCTCGTCCAGGTCGATAATGTAAAACGTGCGATTTCCGAGTATGAGTTTATCGGACTTCTTTGCCTCCGGACTGCCTGCCTGCACAATCGTATGGGTGCAAACACGGTCTCTCGTTGAATGAGATTCCTTCTGTTCCTTCGTGGACTCAGCAAGACATCCTCTGATGATCTTTGAGCCGTCTCCCTTTGGTGCGTTTGCTACCCTTCCGCTCGCTGTTACAACCTGCGTATTTGACTCGACAACAAAATCCTTGAATAGGTTTCCAGGCCTTAAATACATAAATCTCGCATTTATCATCCGTTCCACACCCTCTCGTTTTCGTGCATTCCGGTATGGAAGTAAGGCGGACCATCTACCCCATTTCCAAACCGTGGCACTGACACTGATTCTGCCTGGACCTCTTTTTTCAGCTTGTCGTAATCTTCTTTCCAAAGTTTCGCCCTGCCGTTCATATCCAGGCTGAGAGGACCGGTCTTTGTGTTGACCTCATACGCAAAGCGGCGGCACAGACTTTCAAGGAGCATCAGCTTTGCTCGCTTCCACTTTTTCGGGTATGC